TGTAACACATTGTCCAAGTAGTCAATAGCACTCTTTTCACAGAAAGCTTTGAGTTCTGCCATTTCTGGTAGAAGTAGAATGTTGTTGAATTTTTGCGTTCTAAATTTTGTTTGTCCAGCATACTGTTCAAACGTATAGTCTCTAATGTCAAACGTATTGTAGTACGACTTGTCAGCGGTATACTGTTTTACCATCCCTATAGGGAAAATTGCTAACTCATTCATATTATCTTCAACTCCTCGCATAGTTGGGCTTCATTAATATCTTCGCCCACAACAATAAATTCAATATCAGAAAACTCTTTCATAGTAGTAGCCATCTGATTCTCCCAATTGACAGAATTAAACCCTTTGCTGTCAGCTGGTAAATAATTGTCTGTACCTTTATATATGTTGTTCAACGGTTCATCATATGATGATAGATCAAATCCCATGATATAGACTTTCTCAGCCCCATGTTGACAGGCAAGATGAAGCGCCGTGTTACCAGCAGACCAACCCACTGGGTAATCGATGGACTCTATGTTGTCACTTTCATTCACGTAGGTGATCCACACACCAACATCCTTCTCCATCTTTTTTCGAAGGTCTGTCATATCCAGTTGTGGGTTCATCTGAATAGCAACCTCAATTTTCTCATGTAGAGTTACAGGGTCTTTACCAGACACAACACACTGCTCTGTTCTGTATTTGCTCTTGTGAATGAAGGCCTCTGGTATGTCATATCCCATAAACATCGTATCAGCAACCGCTGATGGAATGACGCTCCAGTTTGCAAAGTGACACCTACCCTTATAACCAGAGTCGTAAATCTCCTGTTGCATACCATAGTCAACAGCGATCAGATTGTTTACAGCACCGTCACGATAGATTGCATTACAGCCGTATGTCATCACGTTGGGTTCAAGTATTGTCTGATGACAGGGTTTAAACCATGACCTAGACTCACCGTTGCCGAGAACTAAAGCTTTCAAGAATCGTTCTCTGAACCGTATGTGGGAACAATCCCACCGGCCGGCAATTCATGAATCTTTGGTGGTGTAACACAACCAACCTTTGCAATTTCTACTTTCCAGCCGGGATCAAGCATTTCTGCAACTGCTCGTTTTCCTCTACTCTGAATAATACTCTCCCAACTTTGAATGAATTCTAAACACTCATTCTTAGTATCAAAGTGTCGAGATAGAACATGAAACTTTTCATCTCTATCTACGCCTGATGGGTCTGTTACAGTTAATGCTAACAACAACATAAACTCCTTAACCATTTCTTAGTGCCTTCCATGACACAGGAAACAAATCCTCTGCCAGTTCGTCTATTTGATTTGCAACCACTTGGGTTTCCTTTTGGGTGTCTGGCTTGCATCGTAGGTTGCATACACGAGCAAACGCCATTAGAGTACCACTCCAGTACCATTCAGTAAACATTGATTGGGGCAAGACCATCCTTGCCTGTTCTGGAGCAACACCTAAACTCAATAAGTGTTCATAAGTCCACTTTGCACTTTTGCAGACTTGTTCATAATTATCAACCATCAAATGTCTAGGGTTGATATCGATAACATCATCAGAAGAGCCTTGTTTAGAGTTTGTGGGTCTACCACGCCAATCTTCTGGGATGTAAAATTCTACTTCATCATCAACGTAACGTCTGGACACTTCATTCCACACTAAGCCAACTTGATGTTTCACTAACTGTCGAGCGACAAATACTGGCGCCTTGATATGGAACTGCATAGACGCATGACCAAACGGACTCCAATGATTGTGTTTTGCAAGATAGTTAATAAGTTTCTCATCCCTATCTTGCAGAAGGTTTGGTATAGGGCCAGCCTCTGGGATAGCCTCCCATTGGCTGACCTTACCAAAAGACACCCTAGCAGCGTTGACCACTGACAAATCAGTGCCCATCTTATCAACTAGGGTTACGTTCATCGATTTGCCCCGTTTGTCTTATTGGGGTTAAACCGCCTTTGCGGCCGATAACCTTTCGGCCAAGAGGGTTGACGAGTTGCGAGCGTTTTACATCGCTCACTCAACACCTCATTTTGTTTCACCAACTCGGCACAATCGTACTCGAGCTCCTTGACCCGAGCGGTCAAGGTTTGTAGTTCTGTGGTCTTACTGACCGTTTCAACTTGTACGTCCATTATGGAGCTCCTTCTATCAAGTTCAATAAGCGTATTCTATACTGTTTCTTGTCAATAGTCAAGAACCTTTTGTAATCTTTCATAAATTTTTTTAGGTTAGGCCATATAACATCATCTCCTAATAGTGTATCCCATACTTTACCATATTCAACCAATTCGTCTAAAATTATCATAGTCTCAATAGAAACACGATTACCAAGAAACTCCTTTAAGAGTTTAGGGTGTCCAGAATTAAGGGCAAATAAAGGCTCAAATTCACTGATAAACGGTTTCATCTCAACTTCAAACTGTTCGAAGAAACCTTGTCTTTTCAACTTCCAACTCTCATAGTTCTCATCATTAAAGTTTGCAATATACCCTTTACGATCTTTGATAAAATTTGCGAGGAAATAGTCTTTTGGATTTTTGTACTTTTTAGCAATACGCACAAAGAATGACCTGTCTTTTCTCTTATAAAAAGACTGTCGAGATATTTTGGTCTTGCCCTTGTACTTTTCAAAGTCATAGTCGCCAGGCCCAAAATGTGCTTTCATAGCACAGTACATCAGATATACGTCTACTGGTTCCATATTACAAAGGCAATTGTGCCTGTCTTGGTAGAAAGTTTAACTCACGGGCGTTGGCTTCGATCTTTTCCTTCAACCCTTTTGAAATAAGAGAACCAACCGTGTCTGGTTCGATTCCCTCGGTATGACAATACCACAATATGGCTTCCATATGTGTGATACTCTTTTCTTTTGCGATCTCTTCAATTCTCATTGAAAATACTTTAGGTGCTTTCATTTTCACTCCATCTATAAGGTTGGGGGGTTAACCGTGACCCCCCACGGATGTATTACGGCATCACCCGGCTGGGTGAGGAACGCCACCCGTATAAGTGGTGGGTATTCTGTTACTAGGAACCCACCGAACCCTATCAGATTACGCAGCTAGTGCGAAATCTTGAGATGCAATATTATCATTTGCATTTACTATAGTGGACTATAAGGCGTCCAATCCACAGCTCTACTCTCATCTATCTCTGCCTGTCGATCCTAATTCACCCCCATATGAATATATGGGATTTGGTGGAGGTGGGGAGAATTGCACTCCCGTCCAGTTCAGCATTCAATTCGTATCAACAAACTGTATCTTATTTATACCAGCCTGTATCTATATTGTCAAGACCCTTTATCGGTATTCCTTTAACTTTTTCAGTTTCTATTTTACTCATCTCCGCATCAGTACCAGTGGACACAAAACATGCAACCTCTGGGCCAGAAGGATATTCAATAACAGTCACAGTTTTAGTTTCCTTATTCATCCATAGAGCTGCGTAATACGCACCTGTTAGGTCTTTCCAAACAATAAGAGGGGTTTCCTTAGCATCCAGTGTTAGACCTTTATGTACAACTTCAGATGATGCACATAAAACAGGTTTATTTGTCTGGTAAGCCTCTTGATTTGGTGTTTTCGGTACTGGACTATCCGCTACTAATTTGGGCGATGCAATGTCTTTGGGAGTGTTTTCAGTGGTTTGACAACCCATTAACAGAAACACCGCCATTATTGATACTAGGTGTTTCATTTTGGTTTCTCCATTCATCAAGCGAGTCATTCAGCAGATCGATATATGGTTCTTTTTCCTTTATGAACTCTTGAACCGTACCATCTTCCGTAACAACGAGAATAACTACTTGACTGATTTCTATACCTGTTCTTTCTGCGAACATCTCAGCATAAGCTGTTCCTTGGATATAGTAATTCTCATTCCAATCGTCATTCCGTTCCTTGGTAGATGTTTTAAAGTCCATTATTGAGGGAACCCCTTTATAATGAGCAATACAGTCTGCTCTACCCGCTACTTTATATTTATCACTATAAAGCCCTGCCTCTTGTGCATAGATATCATCTATATTACACAGAACTTTGTTTTTAAGTTCAGTGAACAGACAATATGGTAGAAAATCTTTCTTATGTTTTTGCCACTCTTTGGGAAAATTGAACTCCATGTTGTTAAGGTAATCCTCACACATATGGTGAACCTTTGTTCCCCTGTTTGCAGCCTTACGAGCGACATAGTTGGCAACATCATTACCAACACGTTTACGCCACTCAAACAAGCCTTTCTTGTTACGGACTGATAGAACTGTAGTGATCGAAGGATACTTGTTTCCATCTGGTGTTTCATAAAGACGTTTACCGTCCACATTAGTTGCTTTAACTACAGGCAACTCAACTGCATTGTGTTTAAATGTCATACATTCCTCATACGTTCAACTAGGCGTCTTGCCCGATTTCTCACTTGATTATACCATCTGCTATTCATCATCTCTTTAGAAGCACGATTCCAATCGCCTTCCTCAACAGCTGCGTTCATGTTCTTAAACTTGGACAAGCGAGTACGACCCATGTTGAACATCATATTAGCAAGAATTAATTGCACTTCCGCTGGAAGGCCACCAAAATCATCATAAAGAGTATTACAGTCTGCAATGACCGATTTAACATCTTGATCAAATACCTCATCACAGCGTTCCTCAGAAACTTTTGTTCCTACTCGTTG